ATATTATGTATCCTTCGATAACTACACAGTTGGTACCCTTCAGGGCAAGTTCATCGTCGACACACTGGACTCAAGAAGCGCACGCGACAAAAATTTGAAATTTTCCCCGAAAAGCAAAAACTTGGAGAAAATACCACGAAAAAATAAAAAAACTTAAGAAAAAGTAGAAAATATCGAGAAAACATAAAGGAGGAAGGAAGAATGGACGAAAAAATCAAGCAAGAACGCTTGGAAGCGCGATTCAACGAATTGGCATCGGCCTTGGGTGAGATCACCGAATCCAAAAAGGGATTCATCCTTTCCCTTTTGAGAGATTTCGTGTTCTTCGAATCGCAAATCGATGAGTTGAGGAAATACCCACGCTACATCGTCAACGACAAGGATCCGCGAAAGCAAATCAAACTTCCCGCCCACGACATGCTCAAGGATTTCCAAGCGCAAAAGAACGATGTCGCGGTGAAGATCCTTCGCACGTTGGAGAACGAGAACATCGAGGAATCGCCATTGATGAAAGCGTTGGCGCGGTTTGACAATGAATGATCCTTACATCGTTCAATATAAGAAGGCCATCGACAACGGCTTCGTTGAGATCGATGGGAAGCCCGTCCGCCTAGTTGTCGGTTGGAAGATTAGGAAGGCAGTTGACATCCTTTGCGGATACCTAGAAGACCCGAGGTTCGTTTTCGATCCGTCCGATTGCCACAAGCGTTTCGAATTCGAGGAATCTTGTTGCCTTCAAGGATACGCGCCTTTCTACAACAAGCCTTTGAGATTGATGCTTTGGCAAAAGGCGTTTTGGGAAGCGATCTATAGTTTCCGAGATAGGGAAACGGGTCTACTTCTAATCAACGAGGCGTTGTTGGAGGTTGCCCGAAAGAACGGGAAATCGACCATGATCGCGGGTGATTGCGCCACGGATCTATTCATCGGGAAGGGCGGTGTCAACATCGGGTGCGTGTCGAACGATGACCGCCAAGCGAAGATGATTTGGAACGAGGTCGCGGGGATGCGCCATCGCCTAGACACGAAAGACGAGGTTTCATCGAACAACCTTGTCGAGATTAGGAACGACAAGAAGAACATCAAGGTTTTCCGCCTTTCTAGCAAAACGCAAAACAAGGACGGATTCAACTTCGTGAAGGCGTACCAAGACGAGGCGCACGATTGCAAGAACGATGAGATCGCGGAGGCAACTCAAAGAGCGATGTCAACGCATGCGGAGCGCTTGTTCATCACCATTTCCACGAACGGGTTCTTGAACGGGATGTACTTCGACAAGAAGTTGGATTACGCTAACAAGTGGCTAGAAGGCGAAATCGACAACCCGCATTATTTGCCGTTCCTATACGAGCAAGATGATGAGAGCGAGGTTTGGGGAAGCGACCGCGACATGTGGCAAAAATCGAACCCATCATTGATCTACGGCGTTAAGACTTGGTCGTTCCTTCAAGATTCCATCGAGAAGGCGAAGATCGACAAGGAAAGCCGAATGCATCTATTGACCAAGGATTTCAATTTCAAGGTTTCCAATTCATCGGCGTGGCTAACGAAAGAGGAATACGATTACCCGACCGATCCTTTCACCTTGGAGGATTTCCGTGGATCGGTTGCTCTTGGGGCGGTAGACTTGTCCGATTGCGGTGACTTGACCATCGGCCTTTCGCTTTTGATGAAGCCGAATAGCGATATCAAATTCATCGTACCGCAATTCTTCATCCCCGAAAGCAAGTTGAACGACAAGGACAACGGCGCGGATTACCGAAAGTGGACGAGGGAAATAAACCCCGTCACGGGAGATCCTTACGTCATCGCGATCAAGGGGAATCGCATCAACCAAAAGGCGGTAGCGGATTTCTTCCAAGGGCTTCGCGACAAGTACCAAATCGAGACGATGATGATCGGATACGACCCTTGGCATTCCGACATGTTCCTTCATTGGTGCGACAAGAAAACGGGGTACGGGTTCAATACGATGAAAATCTACCAAAATAGCAAATTGATGTCATACCCGATGAAAAGCGTTGAGCGCGACATTTGCGCGAGGCTAATCAATTACGGGAACAATCCCGTCATGGCGAATTGCTTCAACAATTGTAGTGCTAAAATAGTTGGGGATTTCATAATGCCCGAGAAGATCGATGGCCAATACTCAAGGAAGATCGATGGCGTTGTCGCTCTAATCATCGCGTACGCGACATTGGAAAAGAACGAAATCGGGTTCACCGATTACGTGAGGAGGTAAAGGAATGTCTTGGATCACTAACATCTTCAAAAAACGAAAGCCGAGCGAAAACGCGGTTATAAAGACCGCCGTATCGATGAAGGGATACCAACCGAATTTCACGGCGTTCGGATCTAACATCCTATATTCGGACATCGTTTTGTCCGCTTTGAAGATGAAGGCGCGCTTCTTCGGGAAATTGGATCCTAGGCACGTCCGCATCCGCAACGACAAGACGGAACTAATCACCGATTCATCGGTCGCTAGGATCCTTCGCAATCCGAACGATTTCCAAACGCCTTACGACTTTCTCACGCAAGCGTATTTCATGCGGGAGAAGGATGACAATTGCTTTATCTATCCCGATTACAAATTCGATGGATACGGGAACAAGGTGTTCTTGGGTATGTATGTCCTTCTCCCAACGGGAACGCCCGTTGTCAAAGAGGACGAGAAAGGGAAGTTGTTCATCCAATTCCGTTTCGCAAACCCCGATCGTGACGTTTTGTTCCCGATGGAAGACATCATCGTTTGGCGGAACAACATGGAGGATTCCCAATTCCTCGGAGGCGGTAAATTCGGAGGCCAAGCGAACGGGGATTTGCTAAATTCGCTTTCCGCGTACCATACCGCGAAAGAGGCGATCGCCGAGGCATCTCAATTGGGTTGCTATATCGATGGCATCATCAAGGTGAACGCATACGCGAGCGATACCGAGAAAACGCAAAGGATCCGAAACGAATTCATCGATGATCTTCGCAACAACAAATCCCACATCGGCGTTTTGGACAACGGCGCGGATTACGTCAACATCCAACGGCAATTGAAGATGGCCGATTCCGCGACTTTGGCGGAAATCAAGCAAAACGTCCTTTTGCACACGGGCGTTTCCATCGACATGCTCATGGGTAAATTCTCGACCGCCGAAAAGGAAGCGTTCTTCGAGAACCATATCGAACCCGCGAGCGTTTCGCTTGGGCAAGCGATGTCGAAGGTGTTTTTCTCCGCTAGGCAAGCGACTTTCGGGGATTGCGTGCTATTATATCCATCGAAGATACAATTGATGTCCACTTCGGAGATAACGAGCGTTGTGCAAACAACGATCTCGGCGGGTGTCTTCACGATTGACGAATACCGAGCGATGTATGGATTCGCCCCGTTGCCTAACGGGGAGGGTGAGCAAAGACCACGCGGTTACAATCACTTGGACGGGAATGGAAACGATGCAACGTTGGAAAATCAAGAAGGGACGAATGGAGGTTTAGTGGATGGAAACGGGAAAGAAGGCAACTAAGGAAATCCGATTCAAATACGAAGGCTTTTCCGTCCGCGAGGAAGCGCCCATCGAAGGAAAGGAAACGCCTAAGATGGTCATCGAAGGATATCCTATCGTTTTCGACAAAGAAGCCTATATCGAAACTTGCGACTATGACGGATACGAGAAGATCGACCGCCACGCGTTCGACAATTGCGACATGTCGGATGTCGCTCTCAAGTACAATCACAACGACAACGTTTTCATACTCGCTAGGACGAGGAATGGGTCGTTGAAATTGACCATCGATGACCACGGGGTGTTCATCCACGCGGAACTCATCGACACGACCGACAACATAGATGTTTACAAGATGGTTAAGTCGGGGTTGCTCACCGAAGGTTCCTTCGCCTTCTTCGTTGAGGATGACAAGATCGAGAAAGGCGAAGACGGGAAAATGCATAGGACGATCCTCGCTATTTCCTACTTGATTGACGTGGCTATTTGCCCCAATGGGGCTTATGGTAGTTTGACCGAGATCTATGCTCGAAGCAAGGCCAAGGCGGATGCCAAGGCCAAGGCGGATGCCGAAAAACGTTGCGTGGTTCTAAGGTTGAAGAATTCCAATCGAATCAAATTGATGAAAGGAAGGTAAATAGATGGAGTTGAAAGAATTCCTTGGCTCTCGGGCGAGCAAGTGCAAGAAACGCCTTGAGGCCATCGGCGCTCGGATCGATGAAATCGCCAAGATCAACGAGACTTCGAAAGACGAAGCCGAATTGAAAGCGGTCGGCGATGAATTGGCCGAACTTCAAGCCGAGAAAGCGGAATTGGAAGCGGAACTAAAGGAAATCGAGGCGCAAATGGAAGCGCTCGAAAAACCCGAAGCGCCCGCCCAAGATCCGAAAGAAGAAACGCCCGTTGTCGGGGTAGAGGGCGATGCACCAATCAATCCCGAGAGAAAGAATTTCTTGGTCTTCGAGACTAGAAACGGAGGAAAGCAAATGGAAAAAGAAAACAAAGAAACCCGCGCCAAGGCCTTTGCCGAAACGGGTAAGATGTCGATGAGCAACGCGGAAGCCCGCGCCGTTCTCGTCAAGGGAGGGACTATCGTCACTCCGACCGATGTCAACGGAATCGTGGACACCTTCAACAAGGTCTCTTCGATCGTTGATCTCGTCAAGGTTGTCGGATGCGAAGGGATGGGCGCCAACAAGGTCGCCTACCAAAAGAACGTTCCGACCGCCGAAACCCAAACCGAGGGAGAGGCCGTCACGGGCGGTGATCCCGAATTCGGATTCGTTGAGATCCGTCCCGAATCCGTCCAAACCTTTAGCCTCATTTCCAAGCAAGTGAGAAAGCAAACCCCTCTTGATTACGAGGGCAAGGTTTCCGAATCCGCCGAGACCGCGTTGAAGGTCAAGGCGGGCAACATCATCACCAAGGCGATCGTCTCTTCCGCGCTCATCGCGAAGCCGAGCGACCTTACCATCACCGCCATCGATGACAAGACCCTTCGCAAGATCGCGTTCAATTACGGCGGTGACGAGGCGGTCTATGGGAATGCCGTTCTCTTCCTCACCAAAGCCGATCTCATCGCCTTCGGTGACGTTCGTGGCACTTCCAACAAGAACCCCGTCTACGAAATCACGCCCGATACCGCAAACCCGAACACGGGCACCATCAAAGACGGCGGTTTGTCAGTCCGCTATTGCCTCGATTCGCATCTCGTTTCCCTTGCCAACGCCGAGCAAGGCGCGGTCGCTATGTTCTACGGCCAACCCGAGAATTGCGAACTCGATTTGTTTAGCGATTACGAAATCGCCGTTTCCGAGGACTTCGCCTTCGACAAGAACATGCTTGCCATCCGTGGCGATGTCGAACTTGGTTCGGCGGTCATCAAGCAAGATGGCTTCATCGCGGTCACCAAAGGCGCGTGATGATGTCAAGGGCGGGCGCGGGTTTCTCTACTTCTCTTCCCGCGCTCGCCCTATATGAAAAGAAATGGAGGTGCGAAAGATGGCGAATGAAATCGTTGCAAGAATGACCAACCTTGGTGAAAGCGGTCAAGATTCTTTCGTTGCTGATTGGCTTTCAATGGCAAAGATAATGATCCATGAGCAAGGCGTGTCGAACGCTTTCTTGGAATCTACCGAAGCGGAATACCTTTTGGCCAAAGCCGTCACCGATTTGGTCGAGGACGGCGATTTTTCCACGACCACTCTTTCGTTAATCGCGACTTTGCGCGTGAACCACCCAAGGAGCGAGGACAATGTATAAGCCCGCGAACTTCCGAGAATTCGTGACCACGGCCATCCATAAGAAAACCGAGGTCGAGAACATCGGAGGGAGAACCCAAAAGAAAGTTGTGCTAGTTGCGAAACTTCGCGGTAAATTCAAGCAAAAGGGAACGAGCGAGATAAACGCGAACGGCCTTCTTGCCGTGAATGACAAAACGAGTTTCGTTACTTGGTGGAAATCCGATTTCGAGGCGGGAGACCTAATCGAGATCGGAGGCATCGACTACCGCGTTATCGGTACGCCCGAAAACGTGGAAATGCGCGGTCGCTACGCCGTGCTAAACCTTGAGCGAATCGGGGGTGGCGCTTGATGGCGAAGAACAAGTTTTCTTTGGATTTCGATGGCTTCTTGGACATGGCTCGTAAAATGGACGAACTTGGACAAGGATACCTAAAGAAAGCAACGGAGAACGCGTTGATCGCTTCGAAAGACCATGCTAACGAATCGGTTTCCAACGCGATGGCATCGTCTAAATTCTCTTTCCAAAAGGGAGTTGGTCGCTCGATTGGAAAGTCGAAGGAATCATTGGAAAAGGTTTCGTATATGCCCGTCAAATGGGAAGGGACGGCATGCGTTGCTTATGTCGGCATCGACCTTGGGGAAGCGCCAGAGGCGATGATCTTGGCTTACGGAACTCCTCACATAAAAGGGGATTCAAACCTAAAGAACGCGATCAAGGTAAAGGGAAAATACGCAAAGGAACGTGCTCTCATCCAAAGAGAGGAATTCAATAAGGTTATGGAGGAGGCGTTGAGGAATGGTTGACATCGTTTCCGATCTATCGGATTTGGGAAAACCCGTATACATCGAAGGCGAAGCGCCGAAGGATCTACCGAATGAGTATTTCACGATTTCGGAAGATTACACGAGCGACCATCTTTCCGCCGACAACGAGCCTAAGGAAATCCTTTACGAATTCACCATTCGTTACTTCACCAACAACGCCAAGACCCTATACGAAGGATTGTCGATGGCGTTGAGCCTTCTAAAACGGAAGGGATACATAACATCGGGGGTTGGCTATTCCGCGCCGTCTTATGGCGAATGGTATAGCCGACAAGCCGATGTCAAAAAATTGGAATACCTATAAGGAGGTACTTACATGAAACAATACCGCGGTTGCTCTCGTCTCGTCTACGCCATCGAAAGCGAAGGCATTGACGGCGCGATCACCTATGGCGAGGTCAAGGAACTTGCACCCGTCAAATCCGTCTCTCGCGACATCACGAGCGACAACGAGGCCGTTTACGCGGACAACGTTGTCCAACAACGCACGTATGGCGCGACTAGCGTGACCCGAACGTTCGAGACCACGCGCATCTCCCCCGAGGTTGTTGCCGAACTTCTCGGCGAGACCACGATGGCCATCGGAGAGAACAAAGCCTATTTGACTTCTCCCGATGGATCTACCCGTCCTTACATCGCCGTTGGATATGCCCTTCACGATGGCGATGTAGACAATCCTTGCGAGGTCGTTTGGTCTTACCATTGCAAGGTCAATTCCATCTCCAAGACTTCGAGCACCATCGATGATGGGACGGGAAGCGAAGGGCAAAGCGTTGAAATCGTGAACGTTGCCCCTAAGAAGGCGTTCGCCAAAACGGGGAAACGCAATCTCGACTTTTGCATGCCGATCGAGAACGCCGATTCCGCCTTGGTCGATAAATTCTTCACCAAGGTCATTACGCCCGACAACGCGGAAACCGAGTTGGCGTAACATACGAAAAAAGAGAGGTATAGATCATGGAATTCAAATTGAACGTTTACCAAGATTGCGCGAGCGAAGAGCCTTCTAAGACCTACGTTTGCCGAAGGATCCTTTTCAAGACGGCTATGAAACTAGCCGATCTTCAAGCGAAATCGGAAAAGTCGTCCGATGGAGACCAACGTTCGATCATGGCCGAGATGCTAAAGGCCGTTTTCCCCGATTTCGAGGAATCCGACATCGATGGAATCGACCCGATCGAACTAGGAGCGTTCTTCAAAGGGGTCGGATCTTCCATCAACCAAGTCTTGGCCAACGCGCAAAAAAACTAGTCGATGGCGGGGTGCCTATTAGCGCCTCGCCAACCGACATAAAAAGAAACGCCCGAGCATCGTCCTACGAAGTCATAGAAGCGCTTTGCGGGCACTTCTCGGGCTTATCGCCTTTCGATGTTAGGAATTCCCCGTTGGATGACGTTTACGAACTATACGTTGACGTGATAATCCACGCGAGGAAGGAAAAGGCGAAAGCGAAGAGCGAAGACGGCGTTTGGGTCACTTCCAAAACAGCATCTTGGCATTAGGGAGGGAAACAGCATGGCCGAGGAAAATTCAATCACAACGATATTCAAAGCGGACATCTCCCAATTTTCGTCTTCCGCCCAAGACTTGAAACGATACGTCAACCAAGTCAATTCCGAATTCAACGATGCCGTTGCGGGAATGGGCAAATGGTCGGATTCCACGGATGGTATCCAAGCGAAATTGACCCAATTGAAAGGCGTTTTGAAAGCCGAGCAAAAAACGCTTTCCGATTTGGAAGAACAATACAATTCGTTGACCGATGAGCAAAAGAAGAACACGAACGAAGGGCAACGCCTAGCCACCAAGATCAACAACCAACGAGCCGTTGTTAAGAAGACCGAGAAGCAAATCGGGGATTACACGGCATCGCTAGAGGAGTTGGAAAGCGCGGGCGTTTCCACTCGTCAAGAATTGGATAAACTCGACAAGACGAACAAGAAGGTCGGGGATGGATCGGACAAAGTAGGCGGGAAGATCCTAAAGGGATTGGGAAAAGGATTGGCGGGAATCGCCACCACCGCCGTTGGCGCGGTCGGTGGCTTTTTGGCTCTCGGTGAAAGCACGAGGGAATTGAGAACCGAACTAGGGCAATTGGAGACCGCTTTCAACTCGGCGGGTCATAGCGCCGATACCGCGAAAGACACGTACAACGAGTTGTTCGGCGTTTTGGGAGATAGCGGTAAGGCGACCGAGGCATCGATGCATCTAGCCCAAATCGCAACCAACCAAGAAGAACTCGATGAACTAACGAATTCCCTTACGGGCGCTTATGCGCGTTTTGGCGATAGTTTGCCGATCGAGAACATCGCGGAAGGCGCTCAAACAACGTTGACGCTTGGTCAAGCGAACGCGGGAATGGTCGATGCGATAGAATTCGCGGGCGGAAGCGTTGACGAATTCAACGCCCAATTGCAATCGTTGACAAGCGAAGAGGAAAAACGCGCTTTCATCATCGAGACGTTGAACGGACTTTACGGAGAGGCGGGAGAGCAATACAAGGAAACGAACAAGGATGTCATCGAGGCGAGGGAAGCGCAAGCGAGGCTCTCCAACGCAATCGCGCAATTGGGCGCGGTGGCCGAGCCGATCATGACGATCCTAAAGAACTCGTTGGCTGATCTCATCGAGTTGATTCACCCGTTCGTCTCGTTGATCGGTGACGGGTTGAGGGAAGCGTTTAGCGGTTCGGCCGAAGGAGCTAAGACTTTCGCCGATGGGCTTTCGGGAATCGTTAACGTTCTTGTCGAGAAGGTCAACGATCTTTTGCCTACGCTAACGGGAATCATCATGGCGTTGATCCCGTCTTTGATCGGCGTTGTTTTGGGCGCGCTTCCTAGTTTGTTGGAAACGTTGTCAACGGCCGTTTCGGACATCGTTTCATCGCTTGGGGAAATGATCCCGCAAGTCATCCAAGGCATCATCGATTCTTTGCCGTTGGTCATGGAATCTCTTTTGAACGCGCTTCCGCAATTGCTAGGAGCGGTTCAAACGCTAATCATCGGCATCGTTGAGGCTTTGCCTACTTTGATTCAATCGTTGGTTTCCGCGATCCCGCAAATCATCGATTCCATCATCCAAACCATGATGTCGCTATATCCGCAAATGATAAGCGCATCCATCGCGATCTTGATGGCTATCGTTGAGGCGATACCGACAATCATCCAAGCGATCGTCCCGCAAATACCGACAATCGTGAACTCGATAATCAACGGGCTTTTGGGAATGCTTCCCGTCTTGTTGCAAGCATCCATCACTTTGTTGATGGCTATCGTCCAAGCGATCCCGACAATCGTCCAAGCGCTAATTCCGCAAGTGCCTACCATCGTTTCGACAATCGTTTCAACGTTGCTTTCTAGGTTGCCCGACATCATCAACGGCGCGATCCAATTGTTCATGGCGATTTTGCAAGCGATCCCCGTCATTTGCGGTGAACTCATCGCCAACATGCCACAAATCATTTCGTCAATCGTCCAAGGGTTGATGGCGGGAATCGGCGACATCGCGGATGTTGGGCTAAAACTAGTCGAAGGGCTTTGGGAAGGAATCAAGAACGCGGGAAATTGGCTAATGGATCAATTGAAATCCTTCGGTGATTGGGTGGTTGACGGATTGAAAGGCATCTTCGGAATCCATAGCCCATCAAAGGTTTTCAAAGACGAAATCGGCAAGAACCTAGCGCTCGGATTGGGCGAAGGTTTCGGCGATGGGATGGCTTCCGTACAAAAGGACATGGAGAAGGTTGTCGGTAAGATCGCTCCAAACTTGGGCGTGAATCTCGAAGGAATCGATGGAGTTAATTCCATGTCTTCTTCCGTGAACGGGGCATTGCCTAGCAAGTTTGCCGAGTTGCTAGGGCTTGCGAAAACGCAAAACGTTGTGAACAACTACTCGTTCGATTACAAATTCGAGAGGATGGAATCCACCCGATTGGCGATACACAAGGCGCAATTGGAAACGAAAAGGCTTGTTGGAGGTCATTGAGAATGGAACTTGTTTTGACGAACAAAAACGGGCAATCTCTTGATTTGCTCAACAACGACAACCGATTCATCTTGACGGATTGCGATGCGCTTCATGGAATAGACACCGACATCCAAACGACCGAATTGCCTTATCTTGACGGCGTTGAGATCGGTAACGTCAAGGCGTTGCCAAGGGGGATTTCCATGACGTTCAAATTGGTTCCCGACATCCGAGAATCGATCGATTTCTTCACTTCCATCGTCAAGTCTAAGCAACAAGTAACGCTTCGCGAAAGCGAAGGAGGACGAGACATCTCGATAAATGGAATCGCAACGATCCCGCCTTATTCGCGGATGATGTCGGCTTGCGAGATCAAATTGGATCTATATTGCGGTCAACCATATTGGGAGGACGTGCAATCGGTGGTCACCGCGATTTCGCTTGCCATCGACCTATTGAATTTCCCGTCCGAAGGGCAATGGTTCGCATCGGTAGGCCGTCCTTTCGGTGTCATCGACAAATCGTTGGAGAAGACTTTCTATAACGATGGGGATACGTCCGTTGGGATGGTCATCCGAATCACCGCGCTTGGCAATGTCGTTAACCCAAGAATATCTTGTTCCACGGGAGGTCAAAACGGATGGTACATGGAATTCTCGTCCGCCATTGGCGAGAATGACGAGATCGAGATATCAACGACCCGAGGAAAAAAATACGTTAAGGTAAACGGGAAAGATTCGTTTAACGGAACCCCGTGCCTTTATTACATGAAATTCGTTGGGAACGATTGGCTTCAATTGGAAACGGGGTATAACACGTTCAACGTTTCCGCGAAGAGCGGTGAGCAAAACGTGTTCTTCACCATTTCTTATTCGAGGAGGTACGAATGATTCCTTACGTTCAAATATCTAGATGGGACAAAAGGGACGGGAAGGCAATCCCGTTCGCCATCGTTGAGCCTTCGGAGTGTTGGTTCGAGGTTTCGTACAACGATTTGGGTGAATTCGAGATCTACGCAAAAGCGACAAAAAGCAATTTGGATGCGTTGGTGGAAAACAACTTAGTTTCCATCCCAACGTTGATGCCTAGCGCGGATTGGAATTTCGTGTGGATCATAAAATCGGTTCAATACGAATTCAACTCTAGTGGCGTTAGGATGGTTTCCGCGAAGGGTTACGAGGCGAAATGGCTTCTCTCAACGAGGATCATAGACAAGCCGTTTTTGATGAGCGACACGTTGGAGAGATCGATCGATTCTCTCGTGAACTCGTGCATGGGATCAACGGCGGGAGGCCTTAGGGAGATAGTAGGTTTCAATGTCGCGTTCGACATCGGGGAATCGGAAACTCCGATTTCCGAAACGCAAGCGCCTAGGCAAAACCTTTGGGAATTCGTGAGCGCGCAATTGAAAGAGCACAAATTGGGAGCGTTCGTTATCGAATCGAAAGGCATGTTGCATTTCGAGCCGATCAACGGAAAGGATAAATCGGGTTCCATCGTGTTCTCGCAATCGATGGACAACCTCGTCAACGCTACTTTCTACCAAAGCGGTGAATCGAAAAAGACATATTGCATGGCCGTTAGCACATATACGCAAAACGATGTGGAAAGCGAAAGCGTTGTCGAGGATAGCGATTTGGCAACGGGAATAGACCGAAGCGAGATCCTTTTGGCTTCTAACGTGTCAACGAAATACGTTGACGAGAACGGGGTCGAGAAGGAGACCGCGTTCGGTAGCGATCTATATAGGGAATTCCAAAAAAGGGAAGCGAGAGCCGAGTTGGCGAAGAACGTCCGCCAAACGGCGTTCGATGGCGAGATCGATTTGGCGAATTCCATCTACGAATTCGGGAAGGATTATTTCCTAGGGGACGTTGTGGCGATTCGAGACGAATTCTTCGGAATCGATGGGAATGCTAGGATCGTGAAATACACGTTCAAGCAAGATGCGAAAGGTTATGGCGAAACGGCCGATTACGAAAGCGAAAGTTGAGGTATAATTTTGGTTATGGGAACTAGCGAGATCATTGCAATCGTGGCGGTGGCCACTTCAATTCTTAGCCTATTGGCTAGCGTTGTCTTCAATTCGAGGAAAGACAACCGAGAAGTAGACAAAGATCGGATCGCTTTCACGCAAGCGCAAACCGAAACGATCGACAAATTGAACAACATAGCGGTTTCGCTATCGAAATTGGACGTTAAAATGGAATCGTTGGAAAACAAGATCGAGAGAGACCATGAGACCTTGATCCAACACGATCAAAAAATTAAGCATTTGGAGAAAGAGGTTTTCCGTCACAACTAAGGAGGAATCGAAATGGATTGGAACGAGATCTTCACTCAAATCATCTTAGGCGTTGTCGGTATCGTGATTTCCGCGTTGGGAACGCTCATGACCTATTGGATCGCCAAGAAGGTCAAGGACGATAAGGCGCGTGAGATCCTCTTGTCGCTAAACAAGTTGGTGCAAGATTCCGTACTAGAAATCTACCAAACTTACGTTGAGGCCTTGAAGAAGGGCGGGATGTTCGATGCAAACGCTCAAAAAGAGGCATTAGAGCGTTGTTTGAGCGTAATCAATACAAATATGCCTTCCAACGTCAAAACGTGGCTAGAGGCGAACTATGACGATGTGGAGGCATACTTGAAAACTCTCATCGAGGCGCAAGTCGCTTTGATGAAAAGATGAGGAGGAGAAGCGAAGATGGAAAAAGGGTATTTCTTCAACGCGTTTCCCGATTCGGGAAGCCCAACGGGATACGATAGGAATTACAACGCGGACGATTTTAGCAAATGGCTCTCGGTCATGTTCACGAACGGGGTTGTGAAAACCAACACCGATCCCGTGACGAAAGACCCGCGTGGATTGAAGGCGATCGCGAGCGGTGGGATGTCCGTTTCCATCAACGCGGGTTTCGCGTGCATCAACGGGAAGCCTTACGCGAACGATTCGTTGGTGTCTTTCGATGTCGCTACCGCTCCAACGGGGAGCGAAACGCGTTACGATCTCATCGTTTTGCGGATGGACAACTCGCCGACAATCGGCGGTCGCAAGACAACGTTGGAATATAGGCAAGGCAATTCATCGATTCCCGATGCATCGCGGTTGGATAGAACCGCGGACATTTGGGAATTGATGTTGGCCTATATCGCGGTCAAACCGAACGCTACTTCCATCGGCCAAGGAGAGATCATCGATGTTCGAGGTGACGAATCCGTTTGCGGTTGGTTCACAGCCGTCAAGGGATACGATGATTACTACGATGCTATTGTCGCCCGTTACGAAACGTACGTCACGATTTCGGGATCGGGGAAAGTAGCCGTTACCGACTTGCCTTCAAACCTTTACAACGGGAAATATTCCATCGTCTCGGTTTTCACGAACGGGATGTCGGAAAAGAAAAGCGGTTATTCGGTTTCCACCGATTCGGGATTCATCGTTGTCACGTTCAACGAAGCCAAGCAAGCGGGAGCGGAGATCAAGGTGACGTTGGACAACTTCCTTGACGGGGAAGGGATCTCAACGGCTTTGGAGGATTACGCGAAATGGGTCACGGCGGTTGCCGAACTCAAGACCGCGAACGAATACAATTACGTTTGCAACGGGGTTAACGACAACGTTTTGCTAGGCAACATCGTTAGGGCGTATTTGCAAGGCGGAAGCGATTACGGAACGGCTAAGATCAACGTGATCGGGAACATCGGCATGACCGCTCCCGCATACGGAAGCGGAACGGCATCAAGCCCTTATGGGTGGTTCAATTTCAACATAGAGAGCAATAGGAACGTGATCGTTGACTTTAGCCGTTGCGGTCAAATCGCTCCGAAAATCGAAGATGGCACGTATAACGTTATTTTCCACTCGAACAACGATATCCACGTCATTGGCGCGAACGTCATCGCATCGAACTCGAATCCGAATACCATCATCCGCATCGTCAACACGTCTAGCGGTGTCGTGAAATTCGAGGATTGCCGTTTCTACATTACGGCTTACCAAGATAGCCTAATCGGCCTTCGCGGTACGTTCATCAATTGCCGAGGTTCGGTCGCTAACATCGCGAACAATAGTTATTGCTTCCTTCCGTCTTCGAACGGGATGGTCAAGATCATCGGCGGTGAGTATTACGCTTACACGAGCGATAGCACGAAGATGAGCGCGATCGTTGGGCAAAGCGGGGCGGAAGCGGTTAGCGTACTTTACGGGGTTAGCGCTCCGACAAGCGCGAGAAGCGGTTTCTACCAAACCAATTCCCTCATCCAATTCGCTGGAGGCGGGGTGATGAATTGTACCGACTTGATTAGCGAACTTCCGCTTTCCGTCACGGCGGGAATTAGCAACATCCGAGGGACGATCGCCAAGAGCAAAACCAACGTTTGGTGAAATATACGAGGAATATACAAATCGACCGACAATCCCCATAAGATAAGCATCTAATATGAAATAGGGAGTTACATTAAGCGGAAGATGCAAAAAGCGCGAAACCTTGTGTTTGCAAGGCTCGCGCTTCTTTTTTGCCCATCGGGAAACCATATGAAAACACCCGAAAACACGTGCGTAATATACGCGGAATATACGCGCAATATATGCGGTCTATGTTATAAAGGTGTTATATAGTTGCTATATTTCGTAACGGAAATCGTCTATCGCGTTTAGCAAATCTTGTTCCAACTTGTGCGCGTAATGCTCGGTGATATCCTTCGTTGAATGCCCAACGATCCTTTTCAATGTCAAATCGTCAAGGCCGATGCGCTTCGCTTGGCTTATGAACGTGTGTCTCGTTTCGTGGATCGTGTGCGACAACCCGTTTTTCTTCAACCATCGGTTGATTGCCATTCCCTCGTTAGAATAGTGGTACTTTCCGCCCCTAGGAGACGAGAATAGGTATTCTTTGCCTATGTTTCTCTCGATGATCGGGACGATTTTCTTGTGGATCGGTATCTTCCTATCCTTTCCCGCCTCGGTTTTCAAACCTCCGACCATGATCCGATTGTCCAAATCGATGTTCTCGGTTCTCATCTCAAGCAATTCCGAAACCCTCATGCCCGTGTATAGCAAGATTGCCACCATGTCCGCGTGCCGATCGCCGACCTTTTCCATCACGGATTTGATTTCCTCGTCCGAGAACGGCGTTTTTTCCTTTTTCTTAGATTGCTTCGGCAACTCGATGAACGCGGAATGGTCTTGGTCTACCGCCTCGATCTTCATCGCGTGTCGGTATAGCAATCCCGCGACAACCTTGACCATCCGAACGCTTGCCGATTCCTTGTTATCGTCAACGATCGCTTGGAAATGGCTTGCGCGCAACTCGGACATTTGCATCCGATGCAACCTTTCCATCTTGCGCCACGCGCTTCGGTATACGGACATCGATGATTTGGACACCTTTTGCGAATGTCCTTCTTCCCATTCGTTCCATACCTCTTCCAACGTCATCTTCCTCGCGTTGATGTCATAAGGCGCTTTGTTGAAATCCGCTAGCGCTTGCAACGCGTGCTCTCTTTTCTCGAAATATCCTAGGTATTTGTATATTTGTCGGCCTTTGTCGTCCCATCCGATCGTGATGCGGACGGCGAATGGCTTACGCCGTCTTTTCCCTAGGTTTACGATGCCCCCGTAATTGTTTGGAAGCCTCATGCCACGTCTTTTTCTCATTGTATATTCCCCCTAAAAATCTATGTATTCCTTCAATTTTTTCTCGTAGATAACGTAAGTGTATTTAGAAGATGTCTTGATTGCCGTCCCGAAAGGGAAATGTCCTCTTTGCAAGCCGATTCGCACGGATTGCGGTGAGCAACCAAGAGCGTTAGCGACATCCGCTATCGTTATTTTCGCCATCTTGCCGTCAAATCCTTTCTCGATGATTACAAAGCGCAACCAAAGTGGCGCGATGAACCGCAAATACATCGGTTCACCTTGTTTCTAATCATCCAACTCCAAATAGATCCTCATTATTTCCTTGTAGGCCTTAGCCTTCTCTTCCGCGGGCACGTTGTCGTCCTCGAAAAGAACGCGTGCTCGCGCAACCAAATCGAAAAGGTCGCTTCCGCCTATTCCGAAATAATCCAACGAAACCCCTAGGATGTCTGAAATCCTCTCCAACTCCTTCAAATGCGGGCTTCGCCTTCCGATCTCGTAGTTGCTTATCGTTGCGCGCTTCACTCCCAAGCGATCCGCCAAGTCTTGTTGGGTCAATCCACGCGTTTTCCTAAGCACCTTCAACTTGTGGGAAATGTCACCTTTTTCCACGCAAAAACACCCCCTTCCGAAAGCGTTGGATTGTATGCTATATTCTTATTGTAACATAAGTTAACAAAACGCAACATTTTTTTGCGGAATGTTTTTTGATGGAGGCTAGAAAGATGAGGAGCAAAAGAATAATCGACAAAGAAATCGAAAGATTCAAGGTAGTGCATCGAAAGAAGGGAAAGGATGCGAAGATGGCTCTAGGCCACTTGGTCAACTCGTTGATGATGGCTTGCCGAATGCGGGAAATGGGATTGGATGATTTCGATGGATACATAGAAGAGGTTTTCCATCTTTACGAAAAATTGGATTGACGATGCTTGAAAGTTGCGGAATGTTTACAAAAGAGTAAATAAATGTTTCGTTTTGAAAATTGTTTGTTAGAATATATGCGAAAGGAGATAAAGGAATGAATTATCGAATAAAGATCTCGTCCAACATCGGCAAGAACGATTTGTTCGTCAAAGCCGAATCGGAAGAGAAGGCGATCGACATGGCCGAGCAAATATATTTTTCCGAGCGTTTCGGTAATGACGTTGTTTGGTTCGAGATCGAGGGAATCGAGGAATTCTAGAAAGGGAAATTGATATGGGAAACAATTACGTTGACTTGAAGGACGTTCGTTTCAAGAACGGGAGGCTTTCGCAAGCGGATACCGCGAAGAAAATCGGGATTTCTACTTGCGCCTACGCGTTGATCGAATCGAAGAAACGAAACGGATCGGTGAAGACTTGGAAGAAAATCCAAGAGATCTTCGGTTTGAGCGATGGAGACGTTTGGCGCTTGATGAGCCAAACGAACGATTGATGGCTCGCGCCAAATCATTGGAAAGGCGCTCAAGCGGTCGGACGATAAAAACGCGAAAGGGAACGCATTTGACACATCCGATAAAAGATCCCGCGCAACGCGATCTATTGATCCGTTGGTTCGACAAGAGGTTCGAGAGCGCAACGACCGATGCCAAGAGGGAGCAAGCCGACCGAGACCGCATGATCGTGCTCGTTTCTTTGAACACGGGATTCCGAGCGGAAGACGTTTTGCAATTGCTCGTCCGAGACATCTCGAAAGGATACGTTGACATCAAGGAGAACAAGACGGGGAAGCACCAATCGTTCTTCCTCGACAAATCGTTCATGGCGGAAGTTACATCGTACATAGAGAGAAACGGGTTGAAACCGAACGATTACATGTTCCAAGGGCAACAAAAGGTGTCTAAGGGAAAGTCGTATTCCGATCCGATAACGAGGCAAAGGATGAACCAAATAATCTCCAAGGCGGTAGATGAAGTCGGGATCCCTTTTTCCGTTGGGATGCACGGGCTTCGGAAGACGTTCGGTTACTATTGCATCGCCGTGAAGGGAATCAACCCTTTGACGATCATGAAACTTTACAACCATTCTTCTTGGTTCGTGACGGCTCGATACATCGAGTGGGGTAACGAGGATTTGCAAATGGCAAGATCGAACTTGTTCATAACCGATGAGGGAAAAGTCAAGAAGCGAAGGGCATGATCCTTCGTTTTCTTTTTGCCTAAATACTTTCAAAACATTGTGAAAACATTAACAAAAAGTATTGACAAGCATTTCGCGATGAGCATAATTATAGGTGTCAAGGGAAGAAACCTTGAAACGGGGAAACCCGAAGGAGAAAAGAAGAT